GCCTACGGAATATTTTGGAATGTCTGCTATAAAGGAAAGGAAAGGAAAGGAAATAAAAGGAAAGGAAATAAAAGAAATAAATATATCGTTTGATATTTTTTGGGATTTATATGATAAGAAAGTTGGTGATAAAGAGAAATTAAAAAAGAAATGGGATTCAATGAAGGATGATGATAGAAGTTCAATTATTGAGTATATACCAAAGTATAAAATGATTCAGCCAGAAAAGAAGTTTAGGAAGGATCCTCAAACTTTCTTTAACAACAGCTCTTGGAATGATGAATTGATTGGTTCTGATATACCAAAAACACAGATTTACAAAAATGGAGATTTTGAAGCTTACAAGAAAAGACAACAAGAATTAGGAAAAACTTTAAATTAATACGATGATAGCTACTATTTTTAAAAACATTTTTAGCAAGGAACCACATTTTATAACGATTGAAAAAGCTTTAGAAAGGATTAAAACTGGTTCAAGTAAAGAATTAGTTACTGAGATTAGAAATACACTTGATAAGGAAAAGGCCAATAAAATTAAATTAAATTTACCTTCAGTATGTTTCAGTGGAAAGTTTGGAGTAGATAGAAAAGATGAGCAACTTATTGAGCATAGCGGTTTTATTGTGCTTGATTTTGATGATGTTTCTGATTTAAGGGATAAGCAAACTGAAATAATTTCCAATAACTTTGTTTATGCTTGTTGGGTTAGCCCATCAGGTAATGGTTTAAAAGCATTGGTTAAGATAGCAGATGGATCAAAACATAGAGAACATTTTCAGTCATTACAAGAGGTTTTCCCTGAAATTGATAGGAGTGGAATTAATGTAAGTAGGGTTTGTTATGAGAGTTTTGATGCCGATATTTACATAAACGATAAGGCTACAGCATTTACTAAAGCAAAAAAAATTGAGAAAATAATTATTTCTGAAACCCAAAATTTAGATGATTCTGAAAACTTTCGTAGAATATTAAAATGGCTTACAAACAAGAACGATGCATTTGTAACTGGTGAGCGAAATACATATATTTTTAAGTTGGCATCAGCATGTTGTAGATTCGGTATTGAAGAAACGGCCGCATTGTGCCTTATTTCGGCAGAATATACCGTAAGCAATGACTTTACTATGTCGGAGATGAAAAGTGCCGTAAAGAGCGGATATAGGGCAAATAGAGGTAATTTCGGAACAGCTTCCATCCAGAAAGAGAAGCTTGTTAATAAAACGACTAATTATGAGATTGATGTAAAGAAGGAATTTACGGAAGAAAATGGAGAGAATTACAGAATTGAAGATGTTGTTTACGGTATTGATGTAAAAGATAGAGCTTTATCAATTAATGAAAAAGGTTTTGAGAAGATTATGGGCGTTGGTGTGCCAGAACTTGATTATTTATTTAAACCAAAAAGAGGTGAAATTAGTCTTTTGACCGGTATTGGTAACTATGGAAAAACCGCTTGGCAGAAATCTCAAATTTTATCAAGAATTATTATGTACGGAGAGAAGGTTGCTACATTTTCTCCTGAAGATACGCCTGCCGAAGAATATTTTCATGATTATGTTGAGATGATTTTGGGGTGTGAGTGTACTCCATTTAATCCAAATAGACCGTCAAATGAAGTTTACGAAGCAGCCTATGATTTTATATCAAAGCATATTTTTTACATAAGCGCAGAAATGCTTTCTCCTACTCCCCAATATATCAAAGAGAAGTTTCTTGAGTTGATTGTGCAAGAAAAAGTTGACTTTTGTTGTATTGATCCATTCAACCAAATGACAAATGACTACAAGGGGTTTGGTGGAAGGACTGATAAGTATCTTGAAACATTATTATCAGATTTTTCAAGATTTGCGAAAAAAAATGATGTATATTTTTGGATTGTAGCGCATCCTAAGTTAATGGAAAGAGATAAGTCTGGTAACTATAAATGTCCAGATGTGTTTGATGTTGCAGATGGCGCAATGTGGAATAATAAAATGGATAATATAACTGTTTATCATAGACCATTTGCCCAAACAGATCCCAATAATCCTTTAGCAGAATTTCATTCTAAAAAAATTAAAAAGAAAAGCGTTGGAAGAAAAGGATTCGTTCTTACTGAATATATATGGGATAGAAGAAGATTTTTTATTGAAGGAAAAGATTTTATACAAGATATGTTGAACAAAAAAAGTTATGATTTTTGGAAGCGTAAAGAAGCAAGTCAAGCTTGGCTTCCATACCAAGATGAAAATGGAGAAGAAGTAATATTTTAATAATTATAAAAAACAAAACAATGATCAGAATCAGTTTAATTGGTCGCTTAGGCCAAGATGCAGTAGTTAACAATGTTAATGGTAAGACAGTGATTAATTTCTCAATGGCTTATAGTGAAAAATTCAAAAAACAAGATGGTCAAGAAGTTGATAAAACTACTTGGGTTTCATGTGCCTATTGGACAGAAAAAATTAATGTTGCAACCTATTTAAAAAAAGGAACATTGATTTATATGGAAGGTAAGCCAGAAGCTAAAACATATTTGAACAACAGTACAAATGAAACTATTGCTCAATTGCATGCAAGAGTATCAAGTTTACAGTTGCTTTCTGGTAAACAAGAAGAAACTCCATTTTAATGTTTATTCACGAATTAAAAAATATAATAGATGTCCATACACCACTCGGAAAAGGGAAGGCAATTGCATGGATTGATTACGGAAGCGAAGTCAACACTGTTTGGAAAGTTGTATTACACGACAGTGGTATTGTCCGCAATTTTTACGACACCGACATTATCGTCTACCCAAATAGAATGGACGGAGGAAATATTGACTTAGACTATTTAAAAAATAAAAAGTAATATTATGCAAAAAGAATTCCAATTTGATGGCGCTGATTATGTTAAAGAAAGGGACTATGATAGATTAGCTAAAAACCATTTTAAACTAAAAGAACTTATGAAAGATAGCCTTTACAGAACACTAAAAGAAATATCTGATTTTACAGGTATTCCTGAAGCGTCAGTATCTGCTGGGTTAAGGGATTTTAGGAAAGAAAAATTTGGTAGTCATATCCTAAGTAAAAGATATGATGGAAATGGTTTATATTCGTACCAATTAATCCTTAAAAAAGAAAAAAATGGCGAAAATTAAATCTGATACTAGAAAAATTTCATTTGGTAAAAGAAAATCAGGAAGCGCAAAAAAGTCTTATAACAAACACTCTCCTAGACCTAAACAATATAGAGGTCAAGGGAGATAAAAACAAATTAAATGAATAGTAAAGCTGCCAAAAAACTAAGAAGATTATCTGTTGTTTTAGCTGCCGGTTCGGGCAAAACTATTGATGATGCAGATAGAATCTACAAAAATCTAAAAACAATATATAAGGAAAATAAAAAAGCCCCTAAAAAATAGGGGCAATTTTACTAAGCGTTTGCAGCTGAATTAATTTGTGCTACTGTAGCGTTTGTGTAGAAGTAAACAGATACTTGATTTAAACCTGTTGGAGCTACTTCAACTATTGAGTTCATAGTTACTCCATTTGCTACTACTCCAGAAGGAGCTGGGTAAGCTACAAATCCTTCAACTGGAAATCCGTAAGCAATACCAGATGTTGCTGGAGTTCCATTTGGGTTTAATAAATCGTATTGATTTCTACGATATGCTGTTACTGAAACTATTTGTGCCATTTTATAATGTTTTTATTTGTTTTTTAAATTTTTTTTTTGATTAAGCCGCTGTTGTGGTTGTGGTTGTTGGTGCTGCCGTAGTTGTTGTGGTTGGGGCCGCTGTTGTAGTTGTAGTTGTAGCAATACCACTTCCGTTGATAGCTGCAATTAATCCAGCAACTGTTGCATTGCTGTACAATTTTTCAGCTGGTTGATTTAAACCACTAGGGTAGATAAGAATTAAAGAATTCATTTGTACACCATTTGCTACAACTGTAGAAGGCTGAACCTGTAAGTCGGCTGTTGGTAAAGAAAACAATACACCACTTGTTGCAGCAGTGCCGTTTGGATTTGTTAAATCGTATTGATTTCTACGATAAACATAAACTGATAAATGATTTGCCATTTTTTAAATTTTTTTTTATTGTTATGAATTTTTTTTGGGCAATACAAATATAATGCATTTTATGCAATTTAAAATTGATTAATTTAATAAAATCACTACCTTTGATTAAATTAATTAAATATGAAATTAATCGCTCCGTCAAATAGAGTTATTATTAAAGTTGATTTAGAAAGTAAGAACAGCCATACTTTTAAAGATGGTACTAAGATTAAGCTTGAAAGAGTTTATGATAATTTTAACATGCGTTACGTTAAACCGGTAAACGCAACAGTTGTAGCAGCTAAAGATATTCCAGAAGATGCTGAAATATTGATACATCATAATGCAACGCATGACACATACAAGCTTTTTAACTATTTAAGACCAACAGCTGAAGCATCTTCGGATATTCAATATTTTTCAATACCTATTGAAGAATGTTTTTTATGGAGAAATAATAAAAACGAAGCTTGGCAACCACTTAATAATTTTGTAACAGGATTAAGAATATTTGAGCCATATAATGGATTTTTAGAAGGAATACCGCCTACTTTGATTAAAAATAAAATTTATGTTACAAGCGGAGATTTGACTGGAAAAGTTGTAACTACATTAATATCAAGTGATTATGAAATTATTTATCAGAATGATGATGGCACTGAAGGTAAAATAATTAGATTAAGGTATTATCCCAAAGGGCATGATAGAAATGAAATAATTGCTATTGACCATTATTTAACATCAAGAGTAATTAAAAATGAGCTTTTAATTGGGTATGGGATTTCTGATGCATCAAAATTGGTAACAATATCAACACCAAACGAAGTATGTCTGAGTTAGAGCAAAAAGTAAAAGATTTAGAAAAGTCAAATGCTTATTTAAGCAGCAAGCTTGCTTATTATGAGCAAGATGGAGCAATTAAGCTTTATTACAGTTTGCAAAGAAAAGCCAATGAAATGGCTGAATTATTAAATAGAATTAACTTATTGGATATTGAATTAATTGATCCAAAAGATAAATCATTTGAAAGACTGCAAAAGCTTTGGTCTGAAGCTGGAACAATTACCGAATCTATCAGGGCATTAGAAATATCCGCTGGGATTAATCAGGAAGGAAAAGAAAGTAAAAAAGAGGTTGTTTTAATAAATAAAAGACCTTTTTCACCAGAAAGTGTTGCTGATGAAATTGGCGAATTAGCAGGCAAACGCTCATAATATGTACGAAAAAATTGAAAAAGGTTCCACGATTCACATTCAGGGGTTAGATTGTCATCTTCCTCCAGAAGGTTATGTTTTTAATATATTAACAAAACAGGTTGAATTTAGGGGTATTTATCAAAGGTCGGAAATCAAATCAGAGCAATATTGGAAAAGAATACCACTACCCTATTGGTATGCAGATACCATGAAAGAATGGGATGAGTATGATAAAAAGAAAAAAGATGAGTCCCCTGAGTTTTATGATGAAAAGCTAGAAGATTTTAAGAAACAAGAGTGGGATAGAAGGTTGAATGGTTTTTGGTATATGAATAATGGCAATCCTACTTATTTGACTGGCATGCATTATTTGTATTTGCAATGGTGGAGTATAGATATTGGTTATCCTAAATTCAGAATTCCAGATCTAGAGAAATTTTATTTCATGGAATATTGCATACAGGATCCGCTTTGTATGGGTATGCTAGAAGTTACAAAAAGACGTTTTGGTAAGTCTTTTGTGGCTGGTTTGTTTGTTACTGAATATACTACTAGAACTAAGATGACCAATGGTGGTATTCAATCTAAGACTGGATCTGATGCTAAAAAATTCTTTGCAAAAACGGTTGTAAATCCATTTAGAAGGCTTCCTAAGTTTTTTAGACCTGAGTATGATATGTCTTTAGGTGTTAATCCAAAGTCTGAAATGAGGTTTCAAAAAACAAACGTAAGGGGTAAAAAGGCTGAGGAGAATGTAGATAAAGACGAGCTTGGTTCTATTATTGATCATCAATCTGCTGATACGGTTGCTTATGACGGACAAAAACTTCATAGATATGTAGCTGATGAGTGCGGCAAAACAACAGAAGTAAACGTATACGATAGGCACGAGGTTGTTCGTTATTGCTTGTTAGATGATGAAGGAAAGGTGATTGGTAAGGCGCTTTATACTACAACTGTAGAAAAACTTACATCTGAAAAAGATGGTGTTCAAGAAGCATTTAAGTTACTTTGGGAAGAAAGTAATCAAGAAAAAAGACAAGAAAACGGCACTACATCAAGTGGTTTATATAGGTTTTTTATGTCTGCAAAGAGAACAAGAAACTTTGATGACTTTGGATTTCCAGACGAAGAAAAGACTTTTTTGCAAATTGAAGCAGATAGAGAAACGGTTAAAAATAATCCTAGAGCATTATCTGCTCGTATACGCAAAGAACCATTAACAATTGATGAAGCATTTAGTACAGATGCTGATGGTTGTATTTTTAATGTAATGAATATAAGCGCAAGAGAATCTTATTTAAAAGAAAATCCTGTATTAAAGAGGCATATTATATTTTATAGAGATATTGACCAAACGGTAAAATGGAGGAATATAAACGACAAAGAAGAGGATTTTCATTGGGTTATTACTCAATTCCCACCTGTTGGGAAAGAGAATAATCATGTGTTTGATGTTAGAACAAGAAAGCCCGGAAGAACAGATGATGGCGCAATTGCAATTGACGGATATAGCAATAGTCAGGGAGGTAAGTTTGGCTCAAAAGCATCTGCTTGGATTGGTAGAAGATATAATTTGTTAGATCCATCAAATACTGGTAAAGCTATTGGCCATCTATATGGAAGGCCTCAAATAAAAGAAACCCTGCATGAGCAAGTTCTTTTGGCTGCCGAATATTATGGTTATCAAGCATGGTACGAGCATAATAGTGATGATTATTTATCTTATTTTAGAGATAGGGGAAGGGTTGGTTATTTAGGTTCTTACCCAATGTCAACGATTGATCCATCTAGAAGGGAAACAGCTGAAAGGCATAAAGGTTTTCCTACTACCCCATTCAGTCTTACAAAACAAGCTGATGTTGGTATAATGTATTTTGAATCACATATTAATTCTATAGATTTTGAAAATTTATTAGAAGATGCCAAAAAATTTGATCCAAATAACAGAACAGACTATGATATAACCGTATCATTTTTAATGCTTATTGTTTGTTTAATGGAGCCTGTTATAAAACCAGCAAAGAGAGAGCCGTTAGTAAAAAGCTATGTTCCTTCTTTTAATTAATTAAAATTTTTATTAAATTGCAGAGATTTAGTATATTTGACACAAAATATATTCAAATTGGCAGAGAGTCCTTTATACATATCTTCAGCAAATAGTAGCGGACAGTCACTTAAAGACTTCCAAATTACTACTGATGTAGCGTCTAAAAAAGATTATTTATACGGTAAAAATGTTGCCCAAAATATTTATTCTACAATTTATGGTAACCAAACTTATTTTTGGTTAAGAAATAATAGATTTAGAAAAAACAGACAAATTGCTAACGGTAAAGTAGACATGAGTGTGTTTATGGATAGGTTAGAAATGAATGGTAAAGCTAATTTTGTAAATATTAACTGGAAATCAATTATCATAGGTAACACTATTATTGCTAGATTAGTTGGTTCATGGATGAGTCGTAAAGAGAAGATTAAGGTTAATGCTAATGATACAGCTTCTGCAATGTTGAAACAAAGGCAAGCAGATGAAGCTGAATTTTTATATAGAAACAAAGAAACACTTGCGCAACTTCAGCAAGAGTCTGGTGTTGAAATTATTCCAAAAGATAAATTTGTTGCAGAAGATAAGGACGAGTTAGATCAATGGATAATGGAGTTTAATCATTTGCCAGAAGAAATATTATACAGCATTGGTTGTAATAATGTTTTTGAAGCTAATGGTTGGAACGATGTTTTAAAACAAAGGTTGTTACATGATTCAGCAGAAGTTGGATTGGTTTGTACATATACTTGGATGGATGAAGAAGGTGAAGTTCATGTACAATGGATTAGACCGGAAAATGCCATCTATTCATATTCTGATTTTCCTGATTTTAGAGATACTACATATAGAGGGCATATCCTTTCAATGAAAATCAGTGAAATAAGAGCAAGATATAGCGAAGCAGCAGGAGGAATACTTTCTGAAGAAGATATATTTCAGTTAGCTCAATCATCAAAAGAATATCAACTTACTGATAAGATTAAGTGGATGCAAGATTGGAATGTTGCTTGGTTAAGACCTTATGATGAGTGGAATATTGATTTGGTGAATTTTGAAATTCGCACCTTAGATTCTGATGGCTATACTGTTACAAAAACAAAAAAGAACGGTAGCACTATTATCAAAAAAGGTAAGCCAGAAAAATTAGATGAAAATCAAGAATATTTAGAAGAAAAGAAGTGGAATATTTATCATGGTGTTTATTGCCCAGTTACTCAAAAGATGATTCATTGGGGAATTAAGAAAAACATGATTCGTCCACAAGATCCAAAAGAAATAGGCAATGCTGAGTTTTCTTATAGCTTTTACATGTATGATCCTTATGACATGCGTAACGTAGCTGTACCAGAAAAAATTGAAGAGCCTATTGAGCAAATGATTTTAGCTAGATTAAAGATACAACAACTTGTAGCTAAGATGGTACCAGCAGGTGCGGCAATTGATGTTGATGCATTACAAGAGCTTGATTTAGGATTGGGAGATTCTGTAAAACCTATTGATGTTCAAAAGATATGGGAACAAACAGGTAAACTTTATTATCGCGGTAGAGATGCTGAAGGTAATCGTATTCCTGTTCCAATTACAGAATTAGCTAATACTGGATTTGCGCCTCAATTAAATGCATTAATACAATTATATCAATTCCATTATCAAGTATTAAAAGATGAATTAGGTGATGATCCTAATTTAATGAATCAAGCTGCACAGCCAAGAGTAGCTGCTTCTAATATTGAAGCCTCAAGAGTTCTTGCTAATAATGCTACCGAGTATATGTACGATGCGTACATTTATGTAATGGAAGAAACAGCTAAAAAAGTTTCTTGCTTGATAAACAAAAGTGTTACTCATGGCTCTAAAAGATATAGCGATTTATTGAATCAAGATGATGTAAAAGATAGAAACTTTATTGCTTCTATAAAAATGATGCCCGATGATGTTCAAATAGCTACTTTACAAGCAATGATGAATAATGCTATTGCATCTAATCCTCAACTAGTGATTTATTTAGATCCATTTAAAGCAATGAGAATGGCTAAAGATAATGTGGAACTTGGTGAATTGTATTTTAGACAAGCCCAAAAGAGATACATAAAAACAGAGCAGGAAAAAGCTATGATTAATTCTCAGCAAAATGCAGAAGCTCAACAAGCTAGTATTCAGGCTAAGATGCAAGCAGATAGTTCTATTGAGCAGCAAAGGTCTTTAGCTAAAGAAAAGGAAATTATTTTACAAGGTGTTTTTGACCTTGCAAAAGCAAATATTCCTGTACCAGCAGAGCTTCAGACATTAGTTGCAAACATGTTACAGAATGTAACGGTTCCAATATCTGTTCAAAATGAGCAACAACAGCAAGCGTTGGCACAACAACAACAAGCTGAAATGGAACAAATGCAGCAGCAGGAAATGGAAGAGGGTTATCAAGGGGAGCAAATGGAGCTTCAACAAGAACCTGAAATGCAAGAACAAATGTAAATACAATAATAAATAAACTATAAAATAAAACAAAATGGCAACGGTAAGCAAGCTCTTAATAAGACTTCAAAAATTTAGTTCTAAAATTAGTACAGTTGTAGATGCAACTGAGTCATTTAACACAAATAATTCTTTTTATCAAGACTTGTCTGGATGGGACTCTGCTGTAGTTCAATTTGTAGGAACATCTGGCACAGTTAGTTTTAGTACTACGAATGACAATGGTTCTATTACAGGACAATTATTACCAGCACCAGAGGTTCCAATTAACTGGGTTACAGTTTTAGGAGTTAATTTGACAACTAAAGCAGATGTATCATCAATTAACGCAAGTGGTATTGTTGCATTTGGTATTATTGGTCAATATTTATTATTACAAGGTTCTGCAAATACCACTACAACCACAACTGCACCATAATAATTAAATAAAAATAAAATAAAATGGCAAATTCAGTAGCATACGTTTTATCTAAAAATACATATCCAACAGCTGGGGAAGCTTATAATGTTGGAGTTTTACAAGGAACTAGAATAGTTTATGCAACTACCTCAACTTTGAGCGGTGCCAATATTCTATATACGGAAAGCGACTTAATCCAACCAGTATATGGAAACGGTTCTGATTGGTATGGTATTCAGTTGTTAACAAATACTAGTGTAAAATACGCCATTACAATTGATGTAGATGGCTCTATAGTTATAGATTAATAACGAAAAACAAAATAAGCATTTATGCTAGAAAATCAAGACATGTCAGCCCCAATAAAGCTGGCAGAAGGTTACAATCCGTTTTCGGATGAAGATGTTGTACCACAAGTGCAACCGCAAGTAGAAGTAGCCCCTACTGCAAATGAACAACAAAATGTTGATAATACTTCTAATGTTTCTCCGGAACCAATAGTTAGTGAACAACAACAACAAGCACAACAACCAGAACAATCTGCTTTTAATCCAGATTCTTTTATTAAAGAAAGGTTTGGTTTTGATACAGTAGAGGAAGCTGAAAAGGAGTTTTTGAAATTAATTGAAGAAAGAGAAAATGCTCCTAAATTTGATTTTTCTGATGATGTAAGTAGAACTCTTTTTGATGCAATTAAAGAAGGTAAGACTGACGATGTTTATCAAATATTAAATGAGCAAAAAAGACTTGATAAATTAACTAATTCTGAATTAACAACTGAAATTGCAGCTGAGATTGTAAAAACAAACATTCAAAACAAGTTTAAGGATTTGAGTACTGACGAAGTTGATCTTTTATTTTATGACCAATTTTTCGTACCTTTGAAACCTGAACAAGGTTATGATGAAACTGACGAGGATTACGCTGAAAAGTTAAAATCTTGGCAAGCACAAGCTGATTATACAGAGAAACGTCTGATGATTGAAGCAAAAGTGCTTAGACCAGAAATAGCAAAGTTAAAAAGTGAAATAAAGCTACCAGATATTTATAATGAGGCCGGAAGGGAGGCGCAATATCAAGAGGAATTTGAATATTTGCAACAAGCTAGGTCTGTTTATGAAAAAACACTAGATTCTGAATTTCAATCTTTTAATGGGTTTAATGTTTCGGTTAAAGACAATGATGTTGAAATACCGATTTCGTTTAACGTAGCAGAAGATGAGAGATTGGCGTTAAAGCAAGAACTATCAGATTTTGATGGAGAAGCTTATTTAGAAAACAGATGGTTTGACGAGGAAGGAAAGCCAAATGTAAGACAAATAATGTCCGACAAATATGTTCTTGAAAATCTGCCTAAAATCTTGCAAAAGGTGGCAAATGAGGCTGCATCCCAAAGGTTGTTAGCTCACATAAAGAAAAGTGGTAACATTAGCCTTAACCAAAACCCAACTCCACAAGGAACGGCTCCAAGTCTAAATCCAAATGCTGCTATTCAGGAGCAATTGGCTAACTGGGCTTTTAGTTCGTAACTTAAATATTGCCCTTGGAGAAGGTCTTAAAAATTAAAAACTAAATATTATGGCAGGAATACCTACCTCTAATATTCTGCAACCGGGTTCAATATCGTTACAGTCGCAGAATCGTCAACTGATGGTTGACTTACAATTATTAACACCACAGTATTACAAGCAGTACACTCAAAAGTACGGTAATGAAGATTTTACTTGGTGGTTAGCAGCTCATAGTGGAATGGAAGAAGTTAAAAACTTAAACTACTTCTGGTTTGAAAACCGCGGTAAATTAATGCCGGGTGTTACAAACGAATCAACTGTAGCAGCACCTGTTGGTGGAACTTTGGTTTTAACTCTTGGTCAAGAGGCGTACTATAACAATGGTACTCAATCTCCATTGAGATTAAAAGAAACTTTGCGTGTTGCTTCTTCAAACGTAGAAGGTGTTATCGTTTCAATTGATGATTCAACTCCTTTTGCTTTCACATTTGAAGTTGCTCCTAAACAAACTGGTCAGCGTTTTGCTTCTGCTGGTGTAAACTCATTACTTGCTGGTGAGGTTTTATTATTTGGCGGTGACGCTGATGCTGGTGAAGCTTCAACTCAAATCAATCCTTTAATCCAATTGGATCAAAGATATGATAACTATGTAACAGAAATTCGTGATGGTTGGAGTAATACCGACTTAGCACAAATGGCTGAAACATATTATGAGTTCCCTGTATCTCCTGATATGGCTGCAAACGGTGCTACTGCATTTACATACAAAGGTATGTACAAAACACTTGTACGTTTCAAAAACAACGTAGAAGCTAAATTAATGCGTGGTAATTTGCAAAACAATAACGCTATTGATTCTAATTCTCAAGGTTCTGTAGGTATCATTCCTAAAGTAGTTGCTGACGGTGAAACTGTTGGTTACACTCCGGGTACACTTGATATTGCTAAACTTCATGAGATTACTCGTATCATGGACGTTAATGGTTGTGCTAAGCAATCTGCTTGGTTGTGTGATATCTTCCAAAGACAAGACTTCAGTGATGGTATCTTCGCTGCATACCCTGCTGGTGCTTTCGTTTATGGTCAAGGCGAAAAGTCAAAAGAAGCTTCTGTTGCTTATGGCTTCCAAGAAATCTTCATTGACGGTTACTTATTATCTGTTAAGAAGTACTCTCAATTCAACACTGAGGTTACGACTGGTTTAACTCCTAACGTAGATTACTTCCGTAATTTTGGTTTAATCTATCCAATGGGTGAAACTAAGGATGCAAAAACCGCTCAAGCTTACAAGAACATTACTATCATGTATCAGCAGCCTCCTGTGGGCGGTACTGTTGGTAACGGTATTCGTGTATGGCAATTTGGTGGTGGATCTCCTAATCCTACAGATGGTACAATGACTAATCAAATTGCGATGATAACCTACCGCGGAACAAGAGTTTGCGCTGCAAATCAGTTTATTATCTTACAAGGAAACTAATTTCCTTTATATTTGGTGTTAATCATTTAATATCTTAATTTTGTGGCACTCTGATAAAACAGGGTGCCACTTTTTTATGGGTATAATATATAAAGTAACGAGTCCCAATGGTAGGGAGTATGTTGGGAAAACATGGAATTTTAAAAAAAGATTAATATCTCATAAAAGTTCAGTAAATAAGAAAAATGTTTTTCACATGATTCTTATTAATAGTTTTAAAAAATATGGTTTTGATGAACATGTTTTTGAAATTATTGAAGAATGTAGTGATGATATTATTAATGAAAGAGAAATGTTTTGGATTAAAGAATTAAATACTTTTAACGGTGATAATCCGATGGGAATGAATATGACATTGGGTGGAGAGGGGCAAAGAGGTAAATTAGATGAAAGAAGAAAAGCTATTGTTATAAATAATTTGTATAAAAATGGTGTTCCATTTTTAGGTAAACACCATACTGAAAAATTAAAAAAAGAAATATCGGAAAGGGTTAAAAAATACAATAAAGAACATAATATACAAGTACCTAAATGGGGAGTAGAAAAAAGTAGAAAATTAAAAATAATTCCAGTTTTATGTTATGATTTGGATGGTAATTTTATTGAAGAATTTGAGTCATATACGGCTGCTGGATTATGGATAAATAAGCCAGCTGGTTTTATAAGAGATGCTGTATTAAAAAATAGTTGTTGTTTGGGGAAGTATTTTTTTGTTAATAAAAATGAAAATTATCCATTAAAAATAAAAACAAAAGGGTTGGTATTTGCTAATTCTAAAAGAAAAGTGTTATATTTGGACAAGGAATTGAATGTTATAAAGGAATATCCATCGGCTTTAGAAGCTTCGGAAGAATTAAAAATACCGAAAACAACGATAAATAGGGCAGCCCAATATAACAATTTAAGACCTATCAGAACAGGACATATTTTTATTTATTCAGATACATGGAACTAAATTGATGACATGTATTAATTTTAAACATTTAAAAACCATTTTATGGCTCGTTTAAAGGCAATTGGTATACAAGAATCCAATTTTTCACAACAAAGTGAAGTAGTACAATCAAGACAATACGAAGAATCTACAGCAGCTCTCAATGAGGCTCCAGTGGCTACCGGTAATACTTTTAAGATTTTCAAATTATCAGATACCAAGAAAAATGGTAAATACCACATGGAAGGTATTGATGATGTTTGGAACGAAAAGAAAGGCAGAATGGAGAGAATTAGACTTTTGAGAGGATATCCAAGCATTTGGGTTGAAGATCAAAAAGGCCTAGAAAAATCATTTGTAGAGCAAAACAGAAGAAGCTTAATCTTTGATAGAAGAGTTTTAAGAGTAGCAGAATATGACGTAGAGGCTCTTGAGTTTCTAAGTCTATGTAACGCTAACCTTGATAATGCTAATAGAAAAGGTACAAGAAAAGTTACATTCTTTCAATGGAATCCTCAAAGAACAGCGGAACTTGAACGTGCTAAGAGAGTTGCTAAAGTTGAAGCTATTAAGTATGCTTCATTAGCTTCTGACGAAGATATGCGCAAGCACTGTAATTATCTTGGAATTTCATTTGTAGATGAATTAGGTATGCCTAAATCACTAGAAGCATTAAGGAATGACTATGAACTTTACGCTGAAGCACAACCTAATAAGTTTATGCAAAGCGCTGGTTCTAAAGAAGTTGAAATTGCTTTCATTGTTAAAAAAGCATTAATTGATAATAAAATAGATACCGCTACTAAGAGAGGTTCAGCTTATTGGTCAGGTGATGGTGGATTTATCTGCAAAATACCTGCCGATAAAAAACCACAGAATTACTTGGTTGATTTTGCAATGTTCCCTCAAGATGAAAGTAGGGCCTTTTTAGAGCAATTAAAAAAGCTAGTTTAATACTATCCCCCTTTATAAAAGAAGTCCCCGTAGCCTAAAAATTACGGGGCTTTTTTATTACTTTTTCGTATATTTGTTGTATAACTTATTTCAATGAATGTTAATGATATGTATCGTATTTGCCAATTTGCGGTTAATAAGGCGCAGAATGGCTATCTAACTCCGGCAGAGTTTAATCTGACTATAAATCAAGCGCAGATTTCATATCAAGACTATTTGATGGGTGAATTTCAGCAATATCAATACGGAAGGCCTCAAGCTAGAATTAATTATAGTCAAAATGAAAATACTAGACAAAGATTAACCCCTTTGATTGCAGAATCTACTTTGACTATAAATAGCGGAACTGGGGTTGCTCCAGCGCCAGCTGATTTCTTGCAAGTTGACGCTATGTGGAAGTCTAACGGATTAGATAGAATTGTATTTGTTTCTCAAGATAAATTATATTCTTATTACAATAGTCAAATTGATCCAATTGCGGATAATCCAATATACTTGTTAGAAAATAATCAATTTCAGTTTTACCCTAAAACATTAGGTACGGCTGTTATGTCTTATGTAAAATCTGCACCAGCTATTGTTTGGGGTTTTACTACAGTGAGCGGAAGGCCTGTTTATAATGCTGGCTCAAGCGTACAGCCTGTTTGGGCAGAAATAGATAATCTTGAAATTATTACTCGTGCATTAAAGTTAATTGGATTAAATTTACAAGACGGAGCGGTGATGCAATATGCTAATCAAATAAACCAAACTGGACAATAATGACTAGGTATCAATTAATAGAAAGAATATTAAGACAGATATATAACGGACAGCCATCTGATGATTCTAATATTACATACGGATTAGTTAACCAATGGCTTAATGATGCTATTGGAGTGGCTGCTAAAAAGAATTATACAGATAACATTCAAATGGATGGCGTGTCTTATATAAATAATTCTTTTTATACTACATTTAAGAATTTAGATATATATGCAGAAACGGTAGATAATGTTACTTATAGGGTTGATTTGCCATCTATACCTGTTGCATTAGGGAGAGATGAAGGTGTTGCTACATTGCAATTTGTTGGGGATAAGAAAACATCACAAACAGCTATTCCTTTAAGTATGAATCAGGTAGCTTATCAAGAGTTATTAAGGCCTATTCAAAATAAAATAGCTTATTGGATTGAAGGTAATAATATTTATGTAAAAAGTTCAATACCTTTAACATCATATAAGGCAACTTTAAGAATGGTTAGTGGAGGTGATTCAACAGATTTAAATTCAACATTAATAGTTCCTGATGATTATATGCCAGTAGTTATTGAGTACATCAAAGCACAATTGGTATTTGAAAAATCAAGGCCTATAGATCAGAGTAACGATGGCATTGACAATAATAACTAAAAATAATAACCAATGAAACCAATTAGAGATTTTGTTTTAGTAAAACCGTTTATGGCTGATGAAATTACAGAAGGTGGATTGTTTATCCCTGAAGGATTTAGGGAAAGAAGCAGTAAAGCTAAGGTAATTTCAGTTGGTCGTGGTACAGCTAAAGTAGAAATGGAAGCAAAAAAAGACGATTGCATTTTTCATATAAAAGGAGCAGGGGAACCTGTTATTATAGATAATGAAATCCATTTTTTGATTCGTCAAAATGATATATTAGCTTATTTTTCAAATAATTAAAAATGTCCCAAGTAAGAAATTACATAACATTAGACTCGGTTATCAATGATTACATTGATGAAAGTGAGCAGTCAGTGCATAAGTACGCTAAATTGTATAATATAGCTGTGCGTGGTATGGAAAAGCTTGGTCTTGACTTTTTTTACAAAATAAGAACAGTTAAGGTGCCAGTGGACACTACTAATTATACTGCGCAATTACCTAATGATTATATAAGCTATACTAAAATAGGTGTATTAAATTCCGTTGGAGAAATTATTCCATTGAAGTTTAATAGTAAAATGACATTTTATGGAGATCAACAGCCAAATAGATTGGCTTTGACTCAAGATGATACTTTGGCAACATGGTATCAGACAGATTTGCCTTTATGGTTTAATTATTGGGATGGATATGGTTTCCAAAATATTTATGGATTACCAAGTGGTTCTCCATTTGTAGGTCAATTTAATATTGATGATTCAAATGGTGTTGTACTTTTAAATCAATATTTTTATTATTCTTATTTAATGATAGAATATTTATCTAGTGGTAATCCAGAAGAAACATTTTCTATACCTATTCAATTTAGGGAAGCATTGCTTGCATGGATTTCTTGGAGAGATATTGCATCTATGCCTTCTACTAGAAGAGGTAATTTAGGTGATAAAAGAGATAGAAGGCAGGAATTTTATAATCAAAGAAGATTAGCTAATGCTCAATTTAAACCTTTATACTTAATGCAAGGATATGAATTGAATTTAGATACCCAAAGAATGACTGTTAAGGCATAAGATATGATAATAAATACTCCTTTTAGTGGAAAACTAAACCTAGATGATGCGGAATATAGAGTCACTAATAATGATTATATAGATGCATTAAACGTCACAAAAGACGCACAAGGTCGTGGACAGGACAAAGTGGTTTCTAATATTTTAGGAAATACTTTAATAAACTATACGTTGCCAAGTGGTGTAAGTAAGGTTATTGGATTTTATGGAGATAAAGTAAGAAATAGAGCTTATTATTTTATTTGGAATAGTGATGGTTATCATACAATTGCTTATTATAATTTGAGTACCCAAGCAATTGTAACGGTTCTTCAAAGTAAAACAGATAGTAACGGGGTTGATATTTTAAATTTCAATCCTTCTTACAAAGTTCTATCTATTAATATATTTTATAGGGATTTAGAAGGAGATTTAATATTCTTTAATGATGGGTATAATCCTCCTAGAAACTTAAATGTAAATGATATATACGGAACTAACTGGGTTGCGGATTATTTGCTAGTTGCAAAAGCCCCTCCAGTAATGCCTCCTCAAGTTACTTATGAGAATGATACTACAGTTACTATTAATAATTTAAGGAACAAGTTGTTTCAGTTTTCGTACAGATATGTTTATGATAATTTTGAAAAGTCTGTATGGAGTTCAAAAAGTATAGTTCCATTGCCGCAGCAGCCAACATTAAACCTTACTAGCGACATAAGCCCTGATCCTCCAATACCAGCATACACTTATAACTCAAGAATTGCTGTAAACTTTTCTACAGGAGGCCCTAATGTTAAAGCTATTGAAGTTTGTTTTAGGGAAACACTAACTAGTGGTACTAGTGATTGGTATTTAATACAATCTTTTGATAAAGCAGCACTTGGAATAAATGATAACGATATTCATTATTTTAGATTTTATAATGATTCAATTTATGCTCAAATTGATGTTATTGAGTCTGACCAATTGCAAGATTGGGTTCCTCAAAGAGCAAATGCGGCAGAACTTGCAAACGGTAACGTATTGTTATACGCAGGAATTTTAGAGGGTTATGATAAAACAGATGTTGAATTAGAGGCAACAACATATTCAACTGCATCAAGTTATTTTTATGATCAATGTGGTATATCTTTCTTTGCTTCTGTAAATGGTAATGATAGTGGAACTGGAACTATAATGGATATATATCTTTACGGTACAGGCACTAACGATGTAAATGGCAATGTTACGGAGTTAAATAACGCAGCAGGCGGTTATTTTATTAACTCTTTTAGTTCAAGCGGAACAGATTTAAGTACATCCTATGCGACTACCGGAATTACTACTAATTATTTAGTAAGTGATATTTTAGCTGGCATATCTGCTGCTATGGTCTTGGAAGGATATACTCAAGTTTCATTAGTTGGTAATAAACTTACTATGTCTTTTGCAGGTGGTTTTGTATTGACATCAACAGCTTTCGCTACTTTCCCTGCATTGGATAATGATAACACAAGATTTGCAAATGTTTGGAATGCTGGTTACCAATATGGTATTCAATACTTTGATGCACAAGGTAGAACTATTGGTACACAAACATCACCAAAAGCGGTAATTAATACCCCGTCAAGAGTTCTTGCTGATGATTTTCCTTTGGTTAATTTATCTATATTAAATAGGCCACCATTGTACGCTTCTTATTATCAGATAGTAAGATCAAATAACACAACTTATAATAAGCGTCTTTGCTGGGTAAGTGATTCAGCTTACACATCATTGCCTTCTGGGGTAGATAATACAAAATTTATTTTTATAGGAATTAGTAATATCCAAGATTATAATGATCAAATAAGCTCTACTCAAAATGTTGTTTCTTATAATTATACAGAAGGCGATAGGATTAAATTTATAAGAAGATATGATGTTATAGGTACAGCTCAAGATATTACTAGCCAATTTGATTATGAAATAGTTGGTACCGTTTCTACAATTGATTATACCGTAACCAATAGTAATAATACTCAAACGGCTGTTGGTAATTTCTTAAAAATAAGATACCCTTATGACGATATAGATTCAACATTCCAGTTTCCGGGTACAGAAGATTTTCAGCACTACGAAATTTTATTGTATAATTATACAAATAACGCTTCATCAACCCAAAGATTTTATTATGAGTTCGGTAAACAGTATGGTATTGGAGATGCTGGGTTGCCAACAAGATACCATTTTGGATTAACAAAATTACCAAATGGAGGAGCTACATTAGCTATTAATAATGGTGATTTGTTCTATAGACTTAGAACAGTTCCTTATAGTTATAAATATAATTACAGGTCAGATACTTTTAATATTCTAACGGTTGGTTCCGGAAGTAGTAATACGGAAACTTTTCCAGTTACTGTTACGCCAACAATAGACAATACTTCTTATAGGATTCAAACACAACCAAATAATTCAATTAATCTGAACCCCGGATTTTTCCCTGTTTGGAGTAGTACTGCATATTTTTTCTACAATAAGTCTACTACATTACAGCAGCCGGTGTCAATAAAAGGAACTTTTAGAGCATTATCAAATGGCACATCTCAGCTTTCTGTTTATGCTCTCATATGCACTGATATTGTTCCTTTATCTCCTAAATTTACGGTTTCATTATTGCCAATAGAAGTAAATGATATAGCTGCAAACGTAGATACTATATTTACTATTGATAAACAGATTAATGTTCCTCAAACAGGTAAAGTGTATATTGTAGCTAAGTCTACAAATGATTCTGGCGTGAGCAATACTGTTGTTATTCAGCCAATGGCATTTGATTTTCAGGTTTTAAGAAATTCTACAATTGAAATTATAGAAAGCAGCTTTAATGATACTTATAATTTAATCACAAATAGTAACGGAAGGCCTTCTGTAATAGACGAAAATGCTGGACAAACATATTTCCCTACATTAATTAGGTTTGGTCAGGCATATCAATCAAATACCAATATTAATGCTACAAATAGATTTATTTATGAAGATTTTGATGAGTATGATAGATCATTTGGTGATGTGTTAAGGCTTCATGTAAGAGATAGGTATTTGAAGGTTTACCAAAATTTTAAAGTAGGTAATGTTCCTATTTTAACTCAGATTGTAAAAGATGTAACCGGTAACCCGTTACAAGCAAATAGTAATCAATTAATTAATAAGATTCAGTATTATGCTGGAGATTATGGTATTGGTGATGCTGCTACCAGTCTTGCATGGAATAATTTTGCAGACTATTTTGTAGATAATTTTAGGGGTGTTGTTTGTAGATTAGCTCAAGACGGAATAACCCCAATTAGTATTACCAATAAAACAAATGCTTTCTTTGTGGCTACATTAGCTGCATATAGACAGGATTTAAACAATGGGGTGCCTGCTACAGGAGCGGTTTATTCTGGAAATCCTTGTATTTATGGCGTATTTGATGCAAATACAAATAAGTACATTATTGCTATGGAGGAAATTAATAGATATACTCCATCTTGTAATTACGATGGTTTGGTAATTGTGTGTAATACAACAACAACGACAACTACAACAACCACTACCACAACGACAACTATTGCGCCAACAACAACGACAACAACAATAGCATTATCTAAATTTACTATTTCAGTAGGTCAACCAATAGGTACAGGTGGAGCGTGCGACTTGCCACGAACTGTAGATGTATATTGCAATGCTGTAAGTGTAGTGGCTACATCTGGTAAAATTTTCTACACAGACCTAGCGGGAACAACTCCTTTCGTTGGAAATCCTGCAGATGAATATGGAATAATTTTAGATTCTGCTCCTGCAATTGTTAGAATAGTAGAAATAAACGGTAGTGGTCAGTGTACTAATGTTTTGAATTGTTACTAAATTGATAAGAGTTAAATAAAAATATTATAAAAAATGGCAAGAGTTATAACATTAACATTAGGAGCTGGTTTGGGAGCTAATTTAGGCCCTAACTTTAACCTTACCACAAATGTAGGAAGTGTTACGCCATCAACTGCAACTAAAAGTGAATTAATAGCTGGTAAAAGTGTAAGTGTAAATGATGCAGCAACACAAGTTACTGTAACATCAACGGGTGCTTGCACAAACTCAATAACCCAAGCAATACCATGTGGGCCACCCACCACCACGACAACAACAACCGTTGCGCCTACTACTACTACTACTACTACTACTAGCACTACTAGTACTACTACTGTTGCGCCAACCACAACTACTACAACGGCTGGCCCTACTACAACTACAACTACAACGGTTGCACCAACTACAACTACCACAACAACATTTGCGCCAACCACAACTACTACAACCACAGTTGCACCAACAACTACTACAACAACAACGGTTGCGCCAACTACAACAACAACTAGTACTACTACTACAACTAGTACAACTAGTACAACTACAACTACAACAACAACGGTTCCACCAACAACCACAACAACTACTGTTGAGCCAACAACTACAACTACAACAGCAGTAATAGAATTATCTAAATTTACTATGTCGTTTGGTCAGACAATAGGCTTAGGTGGAACTTGTGATCTTACGAGGTCAATAGATATATACTGTGATGCCGTAAGTGTAGTGGCTATGGGTGGTAAAATTTTATACACAGATTCAGGAGGAACAACCCCTTTTGTTGGAAATCCTGCGGATGAATACGGAATAGTTTTAGATACTGCCCCTGCAATTGTTAGAATAATAGAAATTAATGGTAGCGGTCAGTGTACTAATGTTTTAAATTGTTATTAAATTGATAAGAGTTAAATAAATTAAATTAAATGTCAAATACATTATACTTTCATCAAGATCCATTTACAATAGCTTTTTCAGAGGCTGATAATGCTTTTGAGTCTTTTTACTCGTATTACCCTGAATTTATGGGTGAGATAAATACTACCATGTTTACATTTAAAAATGGTGGAATTTGGAAGCATGGAACTACTCCTTATTGTAATTTCTATGGAACCCAATACAATGCATCAATAACTCCAGTATTTAACTCAAATTCATTGGATAAAAAGACGTGGATTTCTGTTATGGAAACAGGAAATACAGTGTGGGCTTGCCCAGATATATATACCCAGATGGAAAGTGCTGGAACTAGACAGGATAGTGAGCTTTTAGCAACAGACTTCCAAGACTTAGAATCCGAGTATCATGCATCATTTTTAAGGAACTCAAATAGTCCGGGAGGCCTTATTGAAGGGGATAGCTTGAAGGGTAATTATATTGTTATAAAATTTGAGAAAGCAAGTGCAAATTCTTTCGTATATTTGAACAGCGCAACGACTAAATATATTAATTCGCCATTAAATAATAGGTAATGATTATTAGGGAAAATGACAGTGTAGTTGATAATTTAGAAGCAGCTATAATAGAATATCCTGACGAATTAGTAGATGCGCCACTAGTTCATAAATTTACTGATGGTATGTACATAAGAGAAATCTTTATGCCAGCAGGTTCTTTATGGACAAGTAAAATACACAAAACGGAACACCCGTATGTTGTATCTTACGGTAAGGTGGCAGTATCAGTAGATGCGCAAGAGTGGTATGAAATAACGGCTCCTTATACTGGAATTACAAAACCCGGAACAAGGAGAATTTTATTCATAATTGAAGATTGTATTTGGACTACATTTCACAGAATAGATGGAATGAAATCTGATTACAATGATTTAAGTGATGAAGAAAAGGTGAAAATAGTAGAGAATATAGAAGATAAAATATTGGAGCCACATATAAATCTTATAACAGGCACTGATATTGGCAAAGAATATAGAAAAATATTGAGTAATACTAAAAATTTAGAATTATGAGTTTTGCAGCATTAGGAGTTGCCGGTACAATTGCAGCAGCAGGTACAGTTGGATCACTTGCTATGGGTGGTGTTCAAATGGCAAGTGCAAATAGGCAACAAAGAAGAGCGCAAGCTGAACTTGAAAGACAAGCCGCAAATAGTCCATTAAGAAAAGAAAGTAAATCATTAAATGATTATTACCAACAAGCTTTAAATAGATACAAGGAAAGCCCTTATCAATCAGCTGCATACCAACAAGCAATGCAAAATGCTAGAAGAACAACAGCTTCTGGTTTAAGTGCGTTACAGGATAGAAGATCTGCAATTGGTGGTATATCTAGGTTAGGTAGCATGGAGAGTGGGGCTTCTCAAAGAGCAGTCGCTCAAGGAGAGCAAATGCAAGCTCAAAGGTTTTCTGAACTAAGTAGAGCTACTCAAATGAAGAAAAGAGATGAAGATGAATTGTTTGATATTAATGTAATGACTCCTTATCAACGTAGATTGCAATTAGAGCAAATGAAAGGCGCAGCCGCTGGTGAAAGATATAATGCTGGTATGCAGATGGCAGGTCAGGGATTAAGTAATGCGGCAATGATTGGTATGCAATACATGGGTAGTAATACGGGACAAAGCCCTTTTAGTTTTTCAGCAACGCCAATGGAGCAAACCGTTTCAACGCCATTACAAACAGGTATGCCACAAGCACCAAAAACATTACCTAGAAGAAGTGGAATGAATATTAAACCAATGCCTATGGGTATAGGCAGATATCAATAATTAATAAAAGTAAATATAAATCTTAATGGCAAGTACGGGATTATTGGGTATAAATCCATATAGAAGAGGAAATGTTGCAATAGATATTTCATCTAAGCCAACTCAATTGGCTATTAATCTTATGCAAAAGCAACAAGCTAAAGCCGAAGCTGTAGATAAGTATTTTAAGGATTGGGAAAAAAGTATAAACCCTGCTGGTTTATCTAAAGCTGAGATTGATATTTTTGCGAAGAAATTGAAAGAAGTTCAAGAATATGGAATTAAAAATAAACAAGCAATTACTAACCCATCAAAGTATGGTTACGATGCTCAATCAACATTAATGGCTGGGTTTAAAGATTTGCAAGGGTTTATTGAGGAAGGTAAGCAAGCTACAGCGGAGAGAAAGGCATTTAAGGATTATATAAATCAAGCTATAAAGTCTGGTAAACATGTTTCTAATAATTACCTAGATATACTAAATAATTCAATGTTGCCAGTAAGGTCTGGTTATGTTAGTCCTGATACATCAAAGTTAAATATATATGACCCTCACGATGATTTGACTTTTATTGATAAAACATGGAAGGGTATAGATTTGCCGGGTACAATTGAATTTGAAGAGCAGATTGTAAATAAAAAACCAACTGGTCGTGTTAAGGAAATTAAGGTTGAATCAATTACTCCAGAAGTTGCTAATAATTATTCTCAAAGAGCAAGAAGTTATTATAGAAGTAATTTGGGTACTCAAGAGCAGTATAATGATTTAATTAAAGACAAGGATTTTGTTAATCAATTGAATCCTACTTATAAGAAAAATTTTGGTGTAGATATAAAAACTCCAGAAGATTTAGTAGTTGCTTATGGATTAGCTACTAAGCAACCAAAAAGAGAAGATATAACTGGATTTGATTTTTCTAAAGAGTGGTATTTTAGAGAAGGTCAGAAAAGGCAAGATATAAGATCTGCTTCAAATAGAGCTACAGATCCATTGACTTATTTAAATCAAGGATTAAATGTTTTAGGTAGCAAGAACGAAGAATCGGCAAATAATTATTTTTCAAATTGGAAAAGACAAGCTAAGTTTTCTTTAGGAGGTGATCAAATTGGATTTAAAGACATTAAATTTATTCCAAAAACTGATGATTTTAAAGTTAACTACACAATAGATGTAAACAAAGTTGCGGTTCCACAATCACAACAATTTAATCTTAAAGATCCGCAATTATTAGCTAAGCTTATATCACTTCATCAAAACTTCTTGGGAAGCGATGTTAAGTTAGAGAAATCACAAAATACTGCTCCTAAGCTTTCCCCAACAAGCACAAGGGGTAAAATAGTGCAAGGTAAAAAAGATTCAAAATTATAATTATGCCTGATTTTAAAGAATTAGTACAAAACTTATATACATCAAAAAACAGAGAACTTACATCTGATAAGTTAGATTATATTCAAAAGACTTATGCGGGTAAAGAACAAGACTTTGTTAAAAATTTCTATGCTACCATTGGAGAAGATTTAACAGAAGATAAGTTTAATTATATCAATGACACTTATTTAAAAAAAAAAGAACCTACAATATCTCCGTCTTTGGGTACGCAATCTCAATTACCATTACAAGAAGGTAATAAGTTGGTTAGTGGAAGTTTTTTAAGTGATGTAGGTGATAAGCCACAACCAAAACAAAAACAAAAATCAGGTTTCTTATTGGGTGAAGAAGTTGCACAAACTCAATCTTCAAGACCATCTTCAAAAATATTTCAAGGGGTTAAACCTATTGCATCAGATAAAGAACCTGATATTAAAGAAGCTATTGACTTTACGGTAAATGAAAGAATAAAAAATAGCAGGGGTGTTTATGATAAAACATTGCCAAATCCAACTAAAGAAGAAATAAATAAAGAAAAAGACTTTGTAACTAATCTTTATAAAAATGGAGAATTAGTTCCTGTAAAAGAAAATGGAAAATCAAAATTAGTAAGAGGAACAGGGGCAATAGAATCTTTTTTAAATGCAGTAAATACAAAATTTGAACACGAGGCAGTAAATAATTTTTTAGCAAACGCAAATGAAGAAGAAAAAATAAATTATCTTAATAATAAATTATTAGTTACCCAAGAACAAAAATCAGCCCCTAGTGGCGTAGGCGGTGAAATAGGTGAATTTGTTGGTGAAAATATAGGAATGTTAGGAAAAGGGGTTATTGCATCTTTAGCAGCTACCCAAGCAGCTTTGCCAACAGGCGGTGGAAGTTACTTGCAGTTTTTATCAATGGCAGAAGATATGGGTTACGGAGGCTATGGTTCTGTTCTTGAAAGTAATTACATTAGATTAAAACAGCAAAATCCAAATATATCCGATAAAGAAGCATACGATAAAGCTAATAACGCAGCATTAGTAGGAGAAATAACAGGGTTGGCTACAAACGCTGCTTTAGCGGGTTCTATTAGTCAAAATTTATTAGGTAAAGCACCAAAGCCAAATATTGAAGTAAAAGGGGTGTTGGATGGTATTGTAAATTCAGCAAAACACGCAGTAAAATCTTACCCAAAAGTAGGTGGGGTATCTGTTGCAGGGTCATTAATCAATGATTTAGCATCTAAGGGTATTGGAGTAGACGTTAAAGGAGATGAAATGGCTTCTAATGCCTTAGAAAGTGCAAAGCAAATGGCTATTATGCATTTTGGGTTATGGGGAATGACAGAACCTTTTAAAATACCATCTTATATAAGACCGCAAATAGAAAATTTAGTTGCATCAGCACCTAGAGAAGAAGTGGCTGATTTTTATCAAGATGGTGAACAAAAGGGTATTTTTAAACAAGGTACTACCCAAATGGTATTATCTAAGTTATCTAAGTTTGATGAACAAAAAGCAGTATTAGCTAATATGCCTTTATCGGAAGAACAAAAGGCGGCTATGACGGGGAAGTTGTTACAAAGACAAAAGTTAGTAGAAGAAAATAGTCAATTAAAAAAATATGGCAGTTCTTTTAATGATAAAATAATTGAAAACGAAGCTAAAATAAACCAATTAGATAAAGAAACTAACGGTATTTCTAAAACTAAAGATATATTCAAATTTGAAAAGGATAATATTACAGGAGAACCCGCTAAAATTAAAGAAGAATCCGAAGTATTGCAGCCCACAGAAGATAAAATCTCTACAACTGAAACAGTTAGTGAAGTTATTGGAGAGCCAAAAGAAGGAGAAGTTGAATTTAAAAATAGGGTCTTTGAATCAAACGTACAATTAGGAGAAGCACCTAAAGAAGCACATATTTCAGAAGAAGGATATAATTATAGAACATTATCTAGCAAAGAAATTGATTCTATAACAGAAAGCGGGGAAGTTCTACCAAGAGAAGGTAAGCAAAAAGGCGGTAATGTTAATACTAAATATTGGACTAAAGGGAACGGCAAAAATTGGTACGGTGATAAGGAAAGTCAAGAAACAATAAGAGTTAAGCAAGATAAATTTAGTGAAAATAAACCAGTAAAAGCGGAAGATTTAGAAATATATAATAAAGAAACAAAGCAATTTGAACCCTTAATTAAAGAAAAACAAACCCCTTCTGAATTACCTATTGTAAAAGAGGAAGGTGGTGTTGGTGTTGAAGCTAAGAAAGCTGATATAGAAAGAAGAAGGCAAGAAGAATTAGATAGTGTTGATATATCAAAAGGTGGTAAAATTCCAATTGAGGGATATGAGGAGTTTTATAAAAATGTCAAAGCTAAGTATGATGCAGAACTAGCTGCTTTAAAAATACCAAAAGCAGAAGTTAAACCAACTGAAGCAAAAGAAGAAGGTAAATTAAAGCCTAAACCTATAATTGCAGAAAGTAAAAGAGTAGAAGTTGAGCCTGAAGCTAAGGAAGGAGTTAAGGTTGCTACTTTAAGCGGAATGACTGAATCTGAAAGAGCAGAAAGGGTAAAAGAAAGGCAAAAAGAAACAGGACTTAATGAAAGAGAGGTAAACAATAATGATTTAATAAAAATGGCTGATGCTGCACAAGTGGCAAGAGGAAATGAAAAATCTAAAATTCAAGGTGCAATAAGGCAAAAGGTAAGGGAATTAAATTCAAAGTTAGGAGATGAGTTTTATAGATATAATGGAGTTTTTATACAAGTAAAATCTAAGAGCAAAAAAGTAGGCGATAGATTTGTTAAAGCAAAAGGAACTAGTAGAGATTCTTCTTTAGGGGCTTTAAAAGAAGGTTCTGTATTGTTAATGGATAGGGATGAAAATTTTAAAAGAAAGTATGAGGAATTAGTTGATTCTCCCAATTTGACATCATTAGATGTTGATAGAGGCGATGGAGTTAGAATGACAGAAGCCCAAATAGAATCAGCCGTTCAAGATATTGCAGATGGAATACCAAGTGTTCAAGCTAATAACTTGTTAAACGCATTAGAAAATGGATTTAATAAAAATTTATTTGATTTAAAAGACAAAACATTTGGAAAAGTCGGTGCAACACTAGATGAATTTATTGGAGTAGATAAAGAAAACGTAACCACTCCAATGGATGAAGAAGCATTAATGGCATATTTAGAAGATGAAGCCAATATGACCAAAGAAGAAAAAGAAAATATAAACGATTTAATTAATGAATATGAACAACAACCAAGAACCATTGAAGTTGAAGGAGAGATTCCTGAAGCTAAACCCACAACAAAAGAAGGAGGTGCTAAGCAGCCTGAACCAGTTAAGAAAGGGGAAGAAAAAAGGGAGTCTTATAAAGACTTGACTAGAAATGAAAAAAGACAAATAATAAATAGTAAATTTGACGAATTACTAAAAGAACTTAAAATAGAGAAAATATGTCCAACCTAAAGTCGTTATTAAGCCCAGCAATGAAAAAGGGCATGCAAGATGCGGTATATATAGAGTTATATCAATCTAACCTGTGGAAAAGCCTAGCTAATCAATTGCAGAGATTAGGTCTATTTGGTAGCCAAAAGTATTTCTTAGCAGAAAGTGCTGAAGAATTAACCCATTATCAGATGCACGTTGAGTTTATGAATGACATGGGTGATTGTGCTGACCTTCCAAAAATTGATTCAGTTACGGATAAAGTAACGGATATTGGGGATGCGTTAGAAATTGGTTACAATACTGAATTGGACGTATATAATCAATATAAAGACCTTTATGAAAAAGCAGCAGATGAAGATGTTTCTGTGGCTCAATACGTTTTACAGTTTATTGAAATTCAAAGAAAAGCTGTAGGTCAATATGGTGATTTACTTGCTAAATATAAAATAGCCGAGCAAACAAAAGAAATACTTGAATTTGACCAACATATATCTGACTTATAATGGCACAAAACCCTTGTAAATATATTATTGAAATTAAGCCCGGAGAGTTCAAAGAAATGACCGAACCGGAGCTTAAAGACTATCTTTTAAACCAAGATTTATCTAATTTAAAAACTATCCAAGATGCCATACAAGAGCGAAGCGCAGAGGAAAAAGTTTCACGTCCTAGAGGCGCAGGGAAAAATATCTCCGAAAGTAGTGAAGGAGTACGATCAAGCCAGCAAAGGCAAAAAATTGCCCCAAAAAGTAGGATTGAAGGTTATGAAGAAGAAAAAGTAAATGAATTCTTGTATAAAGGAACGCCTGCCGAAAGACAAAGATCGTTGCTTAAGAATTTAATGAGTTCTGATATACCAGAAGAATATAAAAAAGGATTAGAAGAACAAGGACTTACATACAAGGTAAGCAATCAAGTAGAAGCAAATCAAGCAGCTAGGGCTATTGTTAATGATTTAGGCGTTGCAGATGCATTAGATATTGCTAGAAGTGAGAAGGTAGATCCTTCAGTTGGTTCTGCAATCTTTGCCGAATCTCTTAATGATATGTGGTCAAAAGAAAGAAAATTAAGAGCAGAAGGTAAAATAGAAGAAGCAGATGCTTTGGCAAGACAATGGACAGCAACAAGCAAAGAATATGCTAATCTAACCACAGGCAAAGGTCAATGGAATGCGCAAATAGCTTATTTCTACAAGACTAGCCCTATGGGTTTTTCCATTATGGTAAATGAAGATAGATATCAGAATTTTGAAACTAGCTTCTATAATCCAAGAGAAGCGAACTTTAAAGATGTATTTAAAGAATTATTAAAAGGTGAAGAAGGTCAAGCTCTAATAAAGGAAGAAGCTAATAAATTATTAAAGGAAGAACGCTCTGCCGAAAGAAAGAAAAGAGATAAATCTATTGATGATTTCTTTGATAAAGCTAAATTAAAAGGTGGCACATACGGTACAATTATACCGCCTCAAGTTTGGAATGCAGCAGTTGAAATTATGAAAGCTTCTGTAAAAGCAGGAGATAGAATTGTTATTGCAGTTCAAAGCGCAATTGATCATATTGAAAAAGAATTGAAAGGAGAGAAATGGGACAAGGAAAAATTTAGAAGTGAATACGAAGCTCAATTAGAAAAAGTTGTAGGAGAAGGTGCTTCAAAAGAAAGGGATTTAATTAAGTCATTAGAAAGAAGAACAAAAGAATTAGAAAGAAGAATAAAAGAAAAAGATTTTAGTGCTGAAGAATATAAGGGTAAAAAAACCTTAAACGAAAAAGAACAAGCTGCAAAGTCTGATTATGATAGAGTAAAAAATATGTATGATGAAGCCAAAAAAGAATCTCCAGAATACATTGATAAAAAAGCTAAGCAATACTTAGAAGCTTTTAGTAAAAGATTAAAAGGTCTATCTGATGAGCAGAAAGAAACTATTGTAAGAAGGTCTTTAAAAAAGATTGTTGAAAGTGGTGGTTTAGAATATGATGAGTTTAAAGATATTATAGCAGAGGCTTCTGGTGTTAAGAAATTGACAGAGGCTGAAATGAAAGAAATAGAAGCATTAACAGCGAAGTCAAATATAGCTGATGACCTAGAGCAAGAGTTTTTAAATAATCCAACAAGAGAAAGCATTGATGCATTTAAAAAAGCAAAAGCTGAAAGCTTAGAAGCAGATAGAAAGTTATACGAACTTACTACTCAAAAAGCAGATGTTGTTGGTACATTAAAATCATTGATTACTTTAAACTATTTGAGTTTAAATACATTGGTTAAGAACTTTGCACAAAACATAATATATCAATCCACTGTTAGATTCCCAGCATCATTATCTGTAAAAGGTGTTGACTATACTGTTTATCAGGTAAGTAATTTAGCTAATAAAATAATTGGAACTAAGGTTATTAAACCAAAAGTAAGTTTAACGGATGCGCAAAAAGGATATTTCAAAGAATATAGAGAAGGTGTAATTAGAGGTTGGGAACAAATGATTAAGGGTATTGATGAAAAAGATTATTTTTCTCAAAGCCAATATGCGAGCACATTAAACCCAAGAAAAGCTTATAGAGATTTGAAAAAATCTATGAGTGGTGAATTGTTTTTATCTAAGCAACAAAAAATAGATAAGTGGATTCAATCAACACTTGGATGGCAACCTTATGCCATTTCAAGAGGTATGATATATGGCGATAAACCTCCTCGCTATGCAGCACAAGGGGCAGAGGCATTGCAACTGGGCCATCAAGAACTAGGTATAAAAGATCCAATTGAAATAGAAGCTTTCATGACTTCTCCAGAAAAATATGCTTATAATTATTTAATTAAAAAAGCAGGATTAACTTCTGAGGAAGCATCTAAACAATCTAAATCAATAGCAAAAAGGATTGTTGATGCAGGATCTAGAGCAACATTCCAAAACGAAAACTATTTAAATGATTTCTTATCAAAAATAGACGAGTGGGCTAGAGTTACAGAAAAAGACAATGCTGTTGGTAAGATAATCAAACCGCCAGTTGCCATTTTAAAAGCTTCAACTTTGCCATTCGTTAAAACTCCAGCAAATGTTGCTTGGGTATATTTTAAGGTAGTAAATCCAGAATTGACTATGTTAAAGTCAATGGGAGAAGCTGCCATAGCTAAAAGAGCGTTATCTAAAGGCGATTTGATTGGTTACAGAGAATATAGTAAAAAGTCAAAAGAAAGCTTTGGTTTTGCGGTTGTTGGACTAGTTGTAACAGCAGGAGCTGCGGCATTGGTACAAAAGGGTTTGGTAAGAACTAAAAATACAGAGGAAGATGAGGCAAGAGAAAGAGCAGGCGAGTCTTTCTTTGGGAAAGATAATCAAGTTAATTTAGGTGTTCTTTTAGGTTCCGGTGATGATTATTGGGTTGATTTATCATGGTTCGGCCCGATTGGATCCATGATTGATGTAAGGGGCAGAATGATGGAAGATGCCAAGCAAAAAGAATTAAAGGGCGAACCTGTAGAAGCTTCTTGGTTGCAAGATAGATTGACAACTTTAGGTTATTCTACTACTTCTATTTTAAATACTTTGGTATTTGATCAAGGTGCAAAGCTTGTAGATGCTTTAAGAAAAGGCCCCGATATGGCTGGTCAATTGATTGTTAATAATGCAAATGCCCTTGAAAACATGGTGTTTGGTGGAACTTTGGCATCTATGAGTAGAGCCTTGACTCCAGAAAAAGTTAACAATAAGGCTGACAATGTCATTGATGAAATAAAAAATAACACAAAACAAAGAAATATTTTTGTGGCTTGGGCTACAGGATATCCACCATCCAAAATTTCAATTTGGGGCGAACCTATGCCTCAAGACAAATCGGTTTCCGGGGTATTAGGATCTATGTTGGGTTTTGAAAAGGGTTCAAACAATAAATTTGGCGCAATCCTATATGATGAGCAAAGAAGGACTGGTAGAAACGAATTCTTCCCACCTATAGAAGATTACAGAATCAAAGTAAATGGCAAAGATGTTAAAATATCTGAAGCTGAAAAACGTGATTTAGATGTATTTATAGGACAGGCTAGAAAAAGTATGGTAGCTCCATTTATTTATAATAAGTCAACTTATCCAAAAATTCAAGATGGCCAATTAAAAGAAAAGACTTTTTTAGACTTGACAAACGATAAAGATGATGAATCTAAATTAGCTGCTTTGGCTATTATTTATAAAAATGCAAAGGAAGCTGGATTTGCTAAATTCAAGGATAAATACAAGCAATATCAAGACGCTTCCATAAATATTGAGCAGATTAAGAAGGAAGCTTTAGAAGGTGCAGAGAAGGAAGTTTTCAAAGCAAGATTTAAAACTGAGCCAAAATAAAATTTGTCTATAAAAAATAGCCATATTTTTCTTATATTTGGTGTAAAATTTAAAGCAAATGCCTCTTGTACCTAATTTTACGGCCACTCAGTTTAGTGGCACTCCGTCAGTTATTACATTAACCGATACAAGTACGGGAAGTGATGTTACTATTGCTTCTCGCAGAGTATATTTATTACAAGCTAATGGTACATTTTTAGTTCCTGCTGGAACCACCACAGATTATGTGGTTTGGGATTTGGTTGATACAAGCATTGATTTAGATGTGTTATCTCAAGATTCTGCATTAAGTATTACTGTACAATGGATGAGTGGTTTAAATACCGTTGTTACATCTAAAACAATTTCATTCGCATTTACTGCATATAATGAAACTTTTTATTACGGCTTAACTGAAAGTCAAGTTGCAAATTCTAATTTGTCTGCAAGCACGAATTGGTACCAATCAAAATTGGTTCTAAGGGTGGAGATTGATAGTGCAGACCAAAGTATTACATTTGCTTCTGATATATACAGTGCACAAGCTGCTTTGAATAGAGCTACATATATATCTACCAATCAAGCATTATTTTTCTAAATATACTTGAATTTTATATTTTTGCAGCTTTCTAGAATACCCCTGCAAACCTTGCTTACATTTGATGGATGGACATTTGTTTGTTTTCCAGCCTCATTTGTGGAGTAGTAAATTATACCATTATTTATACATAAAATCTTTTTGTTTTTATGATTCAATTCTCCTTTTTTGACACAGCTTTTTCTTCCTAATTCTTTATAAGAATGAAACATATTTTCAGATTCTGTTGCCCATTCTAAATTTTCATAATTATTATTACTTCTTTCTCCATTTTTATGATTTACTTGTGGTTTATTTACAATATTTGATATAAAAGCATTGGCAACTATTCTATGGACATATTTAAATTTATATTTTTTATTTAGGCATAACGGTGCTATTATATATCCATTTTTAGATTTTTTAAGCTTCATTATTTTAATATTAGTAAGGCAGTGGCCAATATCTTTAGGCAAGCATTTTACTCTTCCAAAATTGCTTATTTCATAAAGACCTTCGTAGTCTTTTATTTCTTTCCAAATTTCACCTTCTAAAGAACATAAATCGGTGTTTTCCCAAATTTCCATAAATTAAATTTAAAAAGCCCTACGCAAGAAAGACAGTGATGGATGTCAATCCTGTTTCGGGCTATTAAAAAGTTTTCTGCAACCATCACATTGCGCAATAAAATTACGGAAAAATTGTTAAAAATGGCTTATATTTGGGAAAAGTTTTCAATATGCTCGATCCTAATACAGTTGTTTCTATAGCTGAGATTTCTCAGTATTTATGGAACGATTCAATTCCTAAACAGAACGTTTTCTTCAATGGAAGTATTGATCCACGCAAGGCTCAACAACTTTACCTAGAAAGAAAGGCTTTGCAATATGGTGTTGACCAGCAATTATCAGGACTTCCGGGAACTTCTAATTATGTTTATGCACTATGTGGTTCTAAATTACAAGTGGCAATAGAAATATTAGGAACTGGTGGTGGAGGAGGTAATGTAATCCCCGGTGGTGGTGGGAACTTTAGTGTTTACGAATATTCTGGTAATGCAAACGTTGGTTCATTTACAATTTATTTCCCACAAGCAATTGGTAAGAGATGCATAAACGCATTTAGACAGGGTAATAACATTGGTGCCATATTAACTTCAGGGACTCCAACAGGAAACCAAGTTGTATGGGATAAAACAACTGGATCATTAACAGTAGCAGTAGCTTTTTATAGTAATGAATTTGTGAGAGTGGTTGTTCAACAATAAAAAAATGAAACAAATAAAAGGATATGAAAACTATTTAATTAGCCCTGATGGAAGGGTTTTTAGTCTTTATACCATGAAGTTTCTTAAACTGAGGGTAACAAATTGTGGTTACAATCAGATACAATTGTTTAATAAAGATGGTTATAAGTATTTTTCAGTTCATAGGTTAGTCGCGGAAGCGTACATACCAAATTTGGAAAATAAAGAACAAGTTAATCATATGGATGGTAACAAGTTAAACAACTTAGCTTGTAATTTAGAATGGATGACAAGGTCTGAAAATCAAAAACATTGTTCTGATACAGGATTAAGGAAAGTTGATGACGCAATGAGAGAGAGGGGTAGACGTGTCGGAAAAATGTGTGGGGCTGAA